GCATCACCAAACATAAATAGTTTCAACCGTCTTTCACTCGCTGACGGTTCTTTCGCTCGTAGTGCCATGTTGCACCTACCTTTCTTTGTGTTCTGTCTTGCTGTACACCGTGTACTTTTTTCCACAAGAACTTGAACGGTTAATTCCTGTCATCATAAGTCATAAACATTGTCATGTAAACCATGCTGTGCCTTAGAAGTTCACATTTTTCTTCCCAATCATCAGCACGTTTTGTTTCCAGTATTGAAATCTTTTTTAGTTGTTCATACTTTTCACGAAGTTCAATTAAGTATTGTTCATCTGTTTTACCTTCCATTCTTATTACCTTTACTTCTTTTGTATGTTTCTTCAAGAGTAAACCCAAATGCAATTACTACACAGGTCGATGACCAAAGCAATTCGCCAACAGACATCAAAGCCAATGCAGTTCCTAAACACAACGCCACTTGAATCCAGTTGCTATATTCTTTTTCACTTTTCATTTTCATTTTCGTTTCCTTTGTTTGTAACCATCTTTGTGTTTGCTAATCTTGGTTGACTTGCGGTGTTCACCTTTGCCATCTTCGTAAATTACCAAGTCACCACCCAAGCCGTGCATGTTTCCAATGCCACCCTTATGTTGCCTACGTTGTTTTTTAAGTGCTTTACTCATTACGCATCCTCTCTTTGATTTATTATTTCAAATAACTTGCAATGTGCATCATCAAACTTTCGGTGTTCTTCTTCTGGTACTGAAATCTTCATTTCCATAAACCATTTCATGCCTATGTTCATCGCTTCGTTTAGTTGCTTGAGTTCTTGTTCTGTTACTATTTTCATTTTCGTTTTACCTTTCTGTTGTTGTTTCCAATCTTTCTTATCGACCATTGCACCGCAACCGTCTTTAACTTTTCCTTCAATAAATCTGCCACACCCAAGTGCTACCCAATTCATGTGATACACGGTAGCAATTCTTTTACAGTGTGGGCATTGTAGTTTAGTTTCGTTTGTCATTTGTTTATCCTTTCTTGGATGGGGCTTTCGCCCCACCCTATTCGTGTTAGTTTTATTCTACATCGCCTTCAGTTGGCAAGCCAGTAATTAACTCAACCGCTTTGCTTGCCTTTCCTGATGCAACTATGATGGCTCTCTTATCTTCTTTTAGTAGTTTCAAAAACCCTTTGATGTAACTGTTTCGGTTTACATCAATTGACTTGTTTGCAATTCCTGTTAAGCCACAAAGGAACGAAGCACCCATTTCAGCAACAAGTTCTTCACGGCAGTAAGAACCAGAACCAAACTGCACGTTCTCTTTGTTTGTGTCAAGACCACGGTTCAAACGCTTGCTGTGTCCAGTGCTGTGTACTTCTTCGTGAAACAAAGTTGTGTAGTAATGGTTGCTTGACTTAAATGATTCCATTGTTGGCATGGTGATTGAATCAAGTGCAGGTGTGTAGTGTGCTGAATCGCCACCGTGCGAAAGTTTGATTTCTTCACGGGTTAAGTAATTGTCTGAAATCATTTGTGCTTCTTCGATTACTTCGTTTTCATTTACAACTTTCATTGGTGCAACTTTTTCTAATCGCTTTTCAAGTTTTGCCACTGCTTCTTCTGGTAGTTCACACTGTTCAGCATTGAACACATTGAAGTGGCGAAGTATTGGTATTCGCTTGCCAGTTTTTTTCTTTGTATCTTTGTCTACTTCTTCGATGAACTTCCAGAATACAACTGTTGTTGCCTTTTCGCCTTTTCGTACTACGCCTTCAAGTTCTGTTGCTTGTTTGTAAGTCATCCACCAAGGTGAAGCATAGCCACTCATTGAAAGAAGCAACTGATTAACACCTGTGTAAACTTTACCAGTGCTAACGCTTCGTGCAAATCCTCTTGCACCTGCACAAGACCAAGGCATTTCCCAAGGAACTCTGCCTTCTTCAAGTGATGCAATTACTCTGTCAGTAATTTCTGCATATAAATCTCGTTTTGCTTTTTTTGTTTTTTGTTTTGTGTTTGTGTTTTTCATCTTGTTTGCCTTTCGTTTGTTTGTTTGTGTCATGCTCGTCGCCTGACTTCCAGAAGTATAATCGACCGATTCCGCTTCTGTCAACACAGTAATATGCACAAAATCATTCTTTTTTCAATATCGCTGTTCTTGGTATCGTGAGGGGCGATAATGGAATAAAATGAAAAAAACATAAAATAAGTGAAGATATGGGTTGCAAGGTGACGAATAATAGTAATAATGAAAGCAAGTCAGAAATGGTTCTGGCTTAAACGAAAGGTAAGAACAATGAATAAGACAGAAATACTAAGAACAGTAAACAAAGAAATCAAAGCCAAAGGTTACAAAGCAATTTCACTAACTTGGGTTTCAACTGAATGGATTAAATACGATGGTTGGCTAAAAGAAACTGTTGGCATGAGTTGGAGAAATGGCAAATTGAAATTGCAAAACATAAATGGAACGGCTTCAATAAATAAATCAATCACTGTTCAAAGCGATGGTGCTTGGGAAATAAAATAACAGTAAACAAACAAACAACGCCACAGGGCAAAAACGAAAGGTAAGAACAATGCAACATCCAACAAAGTTTAGAAAAATCAGTACAACAAAACGACAAGGGTGCAATGGAACAGTGGTTACTATTTTTGATGCAGACACAGGAAATGCAATTTTTGAAGTAGCAAAAGAAAAACACTGGCAAAAAGAGTTTGAGATTCTAAATGGTCGAAGGTCATGCTTTCAAGTTGGCTTTACAAACGGTGGTTTTGGGCATGAAGAAACTATTGTAAAACTATGTGGTGAACCTAAAAATGCACACGGTCATGGCAGTAAGTCCTTGAACCCAAACTTTAACCAGTGGCAAGAATTATCTTTGAAGGGTTTTGTAAAAGTTGCAGAACACTTTGCACAGTTTGAAACAACAACCTTTGAAGAAAATACTCGGCTTGCTGAATTAGAAAGGAAAGTACAACAATGAAAATCATTACAGAAGAACAAGCAGTAGCATTAACTGGCAACACAGAAGTCATCGGCACTGGCAACAAGTTGTACTGCAAGTCGCAAGCAATCATACTTGCAAACAATCACGCTCACGAAGGAACACCGTTGCTTTGCGAGTACATAGAAAAGACCAGTAGCAACAGAACAGTCAAACGATACTTACCACTCATTCAAAAACGAAAGGCAAACTGAAATGAAACCATACCTAGAAACAATCAAACGAATCAAATTGAAAGCGGGATATGTCAGCGATTACCAAAATGGTACAGGCAAACCTGTTGACACACCTGAATACCACTGGGCAGAATTGTGGAGCGAACGCAAAACTAGAATGCGAAGAAAGCAAGCAAGGGCAATCGACAAACAGCACAAGGCGAAATACCTTGGTGGTAGGCAAAGTCACCAGTACCGTTTTCTATCACGCAACACTTCATTGTGGTGTACACCGCTTATTGAACTTGTGATTGACTTTGTAGTAAAAGAGTTAAAGCAGAAAGGTGGCAGAGCATCAACTTACAATATGCAATTTGTTCACACCAATAGGGGCGGTCACGGACGAGCAAGGTTAGACGGCAGTTGGGTTCACATTGCACACGATAGAAACGCACCACGAATGAATTGGAAGTATTGTGGAATCAGTTGGGCAAAAGACCATGCAACTAAAACTGGCTTGCAATCTTTGTGCCATATCATTGCACACGAATTAGTCCACACAACCAATCTTGCTAACGCCAAGTATAAGAACGGACGAAGGCAATTACAGTCAATGGAGTTCAAGACAGACAACATTGCAGGTGAAGTTGTTTCTGCTTTTGCAAAAGAAGAAATAAAGATATGGCGTAAGTATCGCAAGTTACGAAGAACTGCAAGGAACAAAAACCTGCGAAAAGAAAATGCAAAGGCAGAACGAAAAGCACCTAATCGAAAACTTGAATTAGCAGAAATGAACTTAGTTAAATGGCAAAAGAAACTTGAACAAGCAGAGAGCAAAGTGAAGTCATACCAGACAAAAGTTAATCGGCTTGTTGCAGGTCGCAAGCGTAGCGAAGCACATCAACGAAAAGTTGCGTGCAAAGCCAAGGGTCAATCAAGCAATAAAACTTCTACTTCTTGAATCATAGCCAAAGGTATTTTGGTGACATGACCACACTCTTGTTCACCGACTGAATCCGTCATAGAAATGTGAGTGTCACATTCACAAAGCACGAAGCCAACCGTCTGCATTACAGGCGGTTGGTCTTTTGCTGTCTGCATTACTTCTTCAAGTTCTTGCCAAGAAGAATCGCCAACAGTTTCCGCATCCACCCAAGTTACTTTCGCAACTTTCATTTGTCTAAGTCCACAAGTTCTGCCGTCCAATTGTCCTTGGGGATTCTGTCTGGTCTACCTACTATCGCAGTTCCAAAGCAGGCACTCCTTCCCCACTGTTGCGTATCAAACCTGTGGCAGTAACTTGGCTTCTGCTCGAACGCCATCATACCCACGTTGCAGTACCACCACGGCAATTTCACACGGGCTGTTCTACGGCATTGTGTTGGCGGTACAGGGCGATGCGTATGACCACGGATAACCAACCTATGTGCATGACCGCCACACGCCATAGCCAATTGTATGGCTTCTAGTTCATCGCTGTTGGCTGAAGCCCCAAAGCCATGATGAAAGATTACCCCGCCAAGTTGAAAGCATCGACCGAAACGATACGGGATTTTTTGCCATCTCTTAAACTCGTCTGCAACACCGTGCATCTTCCTTGGGTCGCACAATGAACGTAACGCTTTCGGTACTCGCCTTGGGTCTGGTCGCTGTATGTTGTCATCATGGTTTCCATCAATCATCACAAGTTTAGTATCTTCTGGCAACGCTTCACGAATCCTTCGCAACATATCGCTTGCAATAAGAAACTCATCGTGCAACGTAACTGAATCTGAATCGTCACTATGAACGCTTGCACCATCTGCATCTACAACATCACCTAAATGCACAAAGACCTGTGGCTTTCTAATTTTCAATTCTTCAATTAGTTTTGCAATTGCCCGTTCACTTTGGTGTGGGCAATGCGTACAACTAATAGCACCAAACTTTACTGCTTCACTCATGTAACTGCTATTGTCCTGCCTGAATCAATAAGGAACTTGCCACCACCTCTACAATCTATTGAAGGGGAAGTGGTAACACTCCAAGAACCTGTGTTTGTTCTTGTATCGAATAAACCTTTTTTCCACAACATGATGTCCTCAGTTGTGATGGTTGCATTCTCATTGTTGCGAAAACTTAAAGTGCCATCAAAAATGTGTACGTCTGCACTTATTTCCTCACCCTGAAAATCAACATAAGAACCATCAGTAATGTAACTTGTTCCTGATTCTGCAATGTTCCCACCAGTTGCATTCATCCTTGTGCCATCACCAAGAACAAAGTCATTACAACCATTTGATACTTCTAACTTTGTATTTAATGCTTTTATTGATGTTACTGTTCCGCTTGTTGTAATGTTCTTTGTTCCTGTTTTATTTCCTGTTGCAGATAAATCAAAGTCACCATCTAATTCTAATGTGCCTGTTGTTTTAATTACTGTTGTTTCATACTTGCCTGTTTGTGTTGAATAAAACCTACCACCGCCTGTTGGACAATCCGTAATAAACAACTTCCAAGTGTTTGTAGTTGTAAACCTTAAATTAAACTTCCCTTCACTTTGGTTTACCACTACCTTGTTGGTAGTTGGGTATCCTTCAGAAGCACCAGAAACAACCATTATTTCACTACCATCTGTGGCTTCAATGTTACCCTTGTAACCTTTGCCAATGAATAAAGAGTTGCATATTATGCCACCACTCGTTACATCAACTGCACCATCGTTAAAAATTGCATGGTCATACGAATCGGGTGCAACATCGCCAACCCAATTACTATCAGTTTGTGCGTTGCCATCACCTGCACTTCCATCCCAAACAATTCTATCTGCTGTAATAACTTCTAACTGTGGTCGATTACCTGCTGTTGCATATTCCAAAGAACGATAAGTGCATTGTCCTCTGTTTGTCGATGTATCACTTAAAGGTATGCCAATCCAAATCAATAGAGTTCCAGACCTTGAGTTAATTGCATCTTTTACCATGTCAGTAATGTCTACAGAAACATCAGCAGAAACCCTAAACCCAACTGTAAATGTTGCCGTTGATTCTGTGATTGCTGTATTGTTCGCACCGCCAACAGTTGTGCCACCTGTCCAATCAACTCCATCTTCTGCTTCTTCCCAAGTTGCTTCATCTTCAGTAAAGTTTTGAGTCAACCTGTACACGTTGACAGTTCTTGTCGTGTTTCCCGTTGCAAACCCACCGTTAGTAAGTTTTAAGTTTACTTGTGTAAGCGTTGATGCGTTCAAACCAGAAACATCGAAAGCAAGAATTGCGTTCGCCCTTTCTCCCGCACCACCCATGCCAACTGTCTGCTGTCCAATCTTCAATGATTCAGTTGTTCCATAATTGGTTGAAACATTTTCGCCATCAAGCCAAGTATCTTTTGAAGTGTAGATTGTAGTTGTTGTAGACATTATGTTACCGTTATATCTCTGCCTAAATCTGGCATGAATACCCCACCATTCGACAAAATGGGATTGGTGTACGATGTGTTAGAAAGCCCATTGCGTTCATCAATCATAGAACCAGAATAGATTGTTGCATTCGTAATGGTGTGGCTAGGTGAATTGCAACCACGCATATCAAAGTAGCCACCATAGGCAACAAGCGTAGTGAGTACCGCAGTTGAAGTTGGTTGGTATTTGATAATGCCTTTATACAAAGTAACTGTGTTTGTTGTTCCATCGCTGTTTGCAAAAGTAACAGTACCGCCAAACTGCGTGAGCGTATCTAACTGTTCGTAAGTTACAACCTTCCCTGCATCAATTGTAATATCACTTGCACTTACTGTTGCACCTGATTCTATTTCTAACCTTGCACCCTTGCAACCAATCATAGACACCTCACCAGAGATAGTAGTTCCATCGGAAATAAAGATAGTGCCTGAACCGCCTGTGATTCGTAAAGTAGTTACCGTTGAATCATCAAACTTTAGAGCAGGATTGTCTGATGCAGTTGCTTGCACATTGACTGTTGTGTAAACGCCTTCTAAAACAACTGTGCCTACTTTGTTTGCATAATCTACTGTTGTTGCACTTGTTGTAATTTTAACTGCACTGCCAGTCCACTTCGTGCCAAAGTTCAAACTGTTAAGAACAACTGATGAAGAAGCATCAGTAGTTACACTGTTGCTACCGCTTACAAAGTAAACATCATCTGATGCAACAGGTACACCAGACGGTGACCAACTTCCTGCTGTATTCCAATTTCCATCTGCACCTACCCATGTTTTAGTTGCCATTTAATTCACCATATTCCTATTGGACATTTTTCTGTTTTCAATCGTACCTTAGCAGAACAAAAGCAACCACACGAATTGCAAACGCCAAAGTCATAATGCTTGCAAGAAAGGCACAATGCTTTTCTTTCATTTATAGTATCTTCATCACTTGCATCCATTCCGAGTTGTGCCTTCAATAATTTAGCACCGCCCTTCGCCAAGTGCATCAATCCGTTCCTGCGCTTATTTTCTTCACAGGAACTACAACCACCTTCTTCCTTTGCTACCTCTTTGTATTTTGGTGCTTTTTCTAAAGGTTTTTGTTTACCATAATTAATTGCTTCTTCGTCTTTAACTTCAAATCTTTTTGCCTCTACTTTTTTCAACTCCGTAATAGAACAAGTTTCACCCAATTCTAGTTTGGCTGTTTTTAATTCACCTTCGTATGTCCATTGTATGTATTGGTTTTCCATAATTAACTTACCGCACAGGTAGAACTTTCTGCTTTGCATATACCACCAACACTTACACAGTCCATTGAACCCCAATTACTTGGGTGAGCATCCCAAATGCAGTTGCCTGAACCATCTGAAACTTGGGTCGAACTTGTGATTCTTCTTAACGAACTACTCTCAAATCTCCAATGTGTATAGTTACAAGTACAATTATCTTCACAACAATAATCTTGGTGACCGCAACCATAATCTAAATTGATTTCCGTTTTAATTCCGTAGCCCGTAGTTTTTTGGTAATAAAACTCAACTTCTGTATTTGTTATGTCATACCATGAAGCACCATCGCCCAATCTCATGCCACTCATCAATTTCGTTCCACCGCCAGAACCTTGTATGCCTACATCTACATTTAAGTTAATTGCATCTTCCCAACCTTGCGTACTGTTCCCACCACCGCCAAAGGAATCTACGTTGACTTGGTTTGATGTACCGCCATCCCATTCTTTTTCGATTTCCCATTTAATAAAAATACCACCACCTGCACATAGTGCATATATTCTTCTAAGCCCCTTCCGTGTTGTACTGCACGGGTCAACTGAAGAAGGATAACCAACAAATGTTTCTGGTGTACCTTTTATTTTTAATCCAGAAGCGTACCAAGTTGTGTCAGCAACAGCGTAATAAGAAATGCAAGAACCCAATGAAGCGCAATCACCTTGAAAAGTAATTATGGCACAATCATCACTGCCTTCACACGGTGGCTCATCAAATCCAGACGCATCTTCAAAGCAGTCATCATAACCTGAAATATCTCCCGCACTAATACATACACCTGCTCTACCCGTTTGTCCACCACTTACGCAGTTCCAATCGGTGCTTGGGCAATCTGGGTTGGAATTACTGCAAGTAATATCACAGTCGTATGGGTCACCGCTAGTATGACAACAATTTGGTTCAAAGATTGGTTGTTGGCAAATAGAAATATCAGAAGCGTTTTGTGAAGAAAAAGAAGAACTCACTGACGATAGTTCATTGCCATTGCCATCATCGCAGTTGCAACTCATACCCTCACCAGAAGGTACTACTATATTCAAGTCAGCCGAAAGTGTTAGCGAGTTAGAGTAAACGCCACTCCTTGCATCTGTGTTGTAAGTAAGACCAGTACCATCTTGCAACCAAGCGTGTGCAGTTGCGTTGAAATCTGCTGGCACACAGCAAGTTGCAGAACATGGTGCTTGAGTTGAACGGTTGTAAGACATGGTTATTCCTCTGTTACATCGAATGTATAGTAGGTGTCATCCTTGGCTTTGAATGTAGGAACGCCCGATGCGTTAATGTATATGAATCCGTAATCAGCACCGTCTGGCACAGTTGGCACACTGCCGATTGGGTCTGATATTGTAATCGCTGTACTTGGACAACTTCCGTCATGTTCATTTACTGCACTAAAGATATACCTTGGTACACTCTCTGTGCTTCGTCCACCAATCTTGTTCAGTATTACAACTGCATTACCATCCAATGTAACTACGCAATCTGTTCCAGAACAAGAACCGCCACCAAACGCTTGCATAGTCCAACCAGACGGATAACCGCTTGCCATATTTACACCCGCAGAAGTATAGGTACTCAAGTTGACTGCTTCTATTACATTGATTGCAGAATAATCCCATTCGTCACTTTCACCTGTTGATGTTCTTCCATCTGTAACAGTTCCGATAGTATCATCATCTTTCAAATAAACTTCAGTCCAAGAATACTTATACCTATTTGGTGCAATACATTTTGCTTTGTCCAATTTAACTAAGAATGGTTTTGCAACTGTTGCATTGGTTTTTTGTCTTTGTTCATCTCTGTCTTTTTGTTCAAACTTTTCCAACATCGTCATCAATCTACGCCAGAGTTGTGGCGTAAGATTACCAAGACCATTGTTAATTGTTGGGTATTGTCCTTTAGTCATGGTGCAAAATCAAAACTTACTGTATCGGGAAACGGTTGTTTGAAATAAATGGGCAGTGTTGCAGGGTCAGTTGTTGTATCCCAATCTAATTCACCCACATCTTCTCCGACTATTCTTTTTGGTACTTGCCTCATGTGCGACCAAGCATCCCATGCAAAGGTATAGGTTACATCCCAAGTTGCATATTCTTGTCGTTGAACTGACATTCCTTTGAATACTACGCTTCCCGCATCAAAACCAAGAAACGGACTGCTGTTTCTTTTTCCCGCTTTAAGTTGAACATCATTCAAATAAAAGTATGCACCATAAACAGTTTCGCTTAAAGAGATTTCAGTTGTTTGCACAGGAACAGTTATTGCTTCGCCACCAACATGAACGACTGTTCCGTCTGATATTGCACCCGCTACTTCTGTTCCGTCTGTTGGAATGGTTGCACCCGCAACATATCCATCAACCAACGATACACCTGTTGTTAAAGAACAACCGTTGAATTGCCTTGTAGTATCGTCATCGCCACCGCTATCGGGTTCATCTTCACTAACGCCATCATCACCCACATCACCATCAGAACTCTGTTCTTCTTCACCGCCTGTTGGCGGGTCAAGAATACCACCATCATCGTCTGGGTCTGTCGATGTGTTGTCATCTTCATCTTCATGCGGGTCATCTTCACCACCTGCATCATCTTCTTCTTCTGGTTTTGCATAGTTCCAAGTGACTTTGTAAGTAAAACGCCTATCACCCATTGGTGAAACCGAAAACCCATCAGCAAAAATAGAAGATATTTCTGGGTGGCTATCTGAAAAAGATACACCGCCCGAATAGTTGACTGCTTCCGATGCCGTTAGTGTTGCACTTTCTAAATCATCGTACACAAGAAATGTTCTTGAAGCGGTAAAGGAATCTTTTCCTCTGCTTATGCTTCTTGATTCAATTAGTTCTTTGTACTGTATGGTCATGTCAATGGACTCGCTTGGCTACTGTTTATGTTTTTTAGTTCTTGCACAACACTTTCAAAACCCTTTTCGTTTATATCGTTGTTCTTTTTCGCTAATTCTTCTAATACATCAGCATTCATGTTGGCTGTTACTGTTGCACTTGAAACGCCAGAAGTTACCGCTTGTTGCAATCCGTTTACTTCTGTTTCGACTGTGCCACTTAACACATCAGCAGTTTTCTTTGTTGATTGCTTCACTGCTTCAGTTAAACTTTCCATGTTCTTTTGAACACTCAATGTTTTTTCTGCTATCTGTTCTGTTTTGTCTACTTCGCCTGCAATTTTAACTGTACCCAAGGCAGTTTGTAGTCCTTCAACAACCCCCTTGGTAACAATGTTAATTTCAATTTCATCTTCTGTATCTGTCTTTAGATTGCTAACTGCTTTTTCAAACTGTTCAAGTGTAAGCAGTTTTGCATCTACCATTTTTTGAAGGTTTGAAACTTCTGAATCGTATATTTCTTTCGGTGTTCGCAAAGATTCAATTACATTTTTTGCATCTGATGCAAGTTTTTGGTCTGCTTTTTGTTTTTCTTTAAGTGCTTCAAGTTGATTTTCTAGTACAACCGCTTGGTCAACCAACTCGCTTGTCACTTCTTTTTGTGCAAGAGCGTATGCAAGTGCTTCTGCTTTTCCCATACCAAAAGTATTTATTTGTTCTTGCAGTGAAGGCACTAACTGTCTTACTTCTTCTAGCAATTTATCAACGCCTTCTTTTAATTTCTTTTTGTTTTTATCTGTACTTTCTTCTATACCTTTGCTTGCACCATCACCGACTGCTTTGCCAATAACTTTTCCAGTTCCAAAAAGAACCTCATATTCTGCTTTAACGCTAGATGTTATACCGTTAGTTAATGCGTTCATGCCCTCTCTTGCTTCTTCATCTGCCCTTTTGAATAAGTTAAAAGATTGGTTTGCAAGTTCCTTCTGCATATCCCATATTACATTGCCAACTTCATCCCAACCAGAAGTATCCATAAACAAACCAAAGAATGCCTGAACACCATCATACAGAAAACCAATAACCATTCCAAGACCTGACAAAGCACCACTGATTAAACCTGCTATTGCAATTGCTATTGCTTCAACTGCATTTATCAAAAACTTTAGAACACCAACAACGGCTATTACGATTGTTGCCAATCCTAATAATATGCCATTCCACATTTCAGTTGTAACACTTGTCTTTTTTACATTTTCATCTAAAGCGTTAAACCCTGCTGTCAAAGCAGAAATAAAACCTGTCGCTGTTTGAGTTGCACCTCGCATTGAATCATCTAATTCTTCACCTATTGCAAGTGCTAAACCAGAAATGGCTGAGTTCAACAATGTAACATCACCTGATAGATTGTCCAATTGGATTTCTGCCATTCTTTGAGCAGTACCGCTTGCTTTGTCTAGTTCTTCTGTCAACTCTGCAACTTCACTAGAAACATCTTGCAACACGCCTGCACTTGTCACGGCTCTTGCACCAAACTTTTCAAAGTTTTTTATTACACCTTGTTGCGTTGACATAAAATCAAAGAACGCTTTCGTTCCATGTTTTTCAATATCTTGACCAAGCATCAGGAAAATCTTGCGTAATGCAGTGCCACCCATTGTTCCTTTAATACCTGCATCTGCAAGTTTGCCGAGCATCGCACTTGTTTCTTCTATGCTGAAACCAAGTTGTTTAGCAACAGGTGCAACATACTTCATGCCTTCGCCAAGTTCAGTAACGCTAGTGTTTGTCTTTGATGCTGTCATTGCAAGCACATCTGCAACCCGTGTTGCTTCCCTTGCTTCAAAACCAAATGCACGAACACCAACAGCAATTAGGTCTGATGCTTCTGACATTTCCATACCAGTTGCGTTTGCTAAATCAGAAACAGATTTTACTGATGCTTCAATTTCGCTTGTGTCAAAACCTGCCCTTGCCAAGTTTGTCATTGCACCTGCAATTTCGGTTGCAGTGTTTGCAGTTGTCGCACCTAACAACTTTGCTTGTTCAGTTAATCGCTTGAACTGGTCGTTCGATACATCAAGCAAAATAGAACGAACTTCAGACATTGCTTTGCTGAAGTCCATCCATTGTTTAATAGATGCAACCAACGCCCTGCCCATTGCGTAAATACCCGCAGTCAATCCTGCAAAAGAAGCAGTTGCAATACCCGCAGGAGAAGAAGCAAACTTACCAAACTTGCCAAGCATACCCCTTGACTTGCCTAGACCTTTGGCAAGCCCCATAGTATTGGCTTTGATGTTTATCCAAAGTGAACCAACTGTTGACTTAGCCATTGTTCTTGCCTTCTTGTTCTTGTGCCATTTGCTTCATCACTTCTTTCATTTCTTCGCCAGACATTACCTTTGGTTCGTTTATTACGAACGGCATAAAATCTTCTGGCTTGAACGACTTACTGTTTTTTGTCCTATTGCAATTTGCAATAGTGCTTGCAATTATTCCCGCAGGAACATCTGAATCTCTCAGTGAACCAAACGGTTCAAGTGAGTAGTAACCCGCCCATTCTGAAAGTTCTTTTGAATCTATGTTTGAAAGTAATTGCCTGACAGTCATGCCAAGTTCTTTCGCCAATAGAAAGTAGAACATTCTTTCGGGGCGGGTCTTTAGTTTCCCACAGCAGATTCTACTGAACTTTCAGTTAGCCCATTCAATTCTTGTGCCTTTGAAAAGCACAGGTCAAGCATCTTAGATGACTTCTTACCTAGTGCTTCAATATCTCTTGCATCAAAAAGGCGTTGACCTTCTTGGTTACAGATACAAAGAACACACAACCTTGCCCGAATGTTTTTAAGGTTCATCTCTTTGCCCTTCTTGGCTACGCAAGATTGTTCAAAGTCATCCCGTTCACTTCCTGACATAGTTCTAATCCAAACACTTCCACCCCATAGTTCACATTGAACTTCAACTTTAGGTAGGTCATCTGAATTAAGAATTGATTTTTTGTCTAACATAATTTGTTCCTATTTTAGAAGGTTACTGCTCCAGTAATTTTCATGCCTATCGAACAAGTCAAAGCAGAATCTAAACTTGCTGATGGTGCGTATGAAGTAATGATAGCACTAAATGTGCAGGTCGTTGAATCAGACCATGCAATGCTTACTGCTTTTGATGCGCCATCTATGTCCGTTTCTAGTGCGATGTGACTAGTATCTGAAGGGTCATAATTTACTTCAAAAGTACATTCGCCCCCGTCTTTAATACCACCGATAAATGTTCTCCATGAATCATCTAAAACTGTTGCATCAATTGTTGCTACTGAAACTGATGCAGGTGAAATTGAAATAACATCACCTATTAACTGACTGTCTACCGTTATTGTTGTGCCATTGGCTGTTACTGCTCCCATGTTGGAAACTCCTATTCTGTGTTATCCTGCGTACCAAATTATGTAACTACTATCAATAATAGAAACGCCTCTACTATTACCTATCGGTGAATCTTCTACAATTCCTATATCATTATCGTGTACTAGTGACTTTATTGCCACGCCTTCACTTGTACCCGTATACCCATTCAATGCTGTCCTCACCTTTTCGGCTAGGGTCTTAGCACCTGCGTAAGTTTCGGCAATTTGGCTAATAGACAACTCGCAACGGGTTAATGACTGAAAGCCACCAAGCCCCTGCTGTGGTTCTGTGTCCTCTAATTCATACACGATTGCAGGAAAGACAGAACCTTGTTGCCTCATGTATGGGTACACTCTGGTGCTTACTAGGTCTGTCACATCTGACTCTGCTGTTAGTATCGAACGAATTGATGCTTCAATTCCTGCCATTATTTTAATGCCCTTACTTTTTGTATTTCTTTTACTAACGCTCTACGCCAAGTGCGTAGCGCCTTTGGTGTACCACCTGCAAAACCTTCCTGTGCCATGCCTCTGCCTTTAATGCTACCAACATTTTGCCTTCTTGCACGAATGCGATAACCTTTCTTTTTCAATCCACGGTAATCGTTAATGGTTCTTTGACCTGTACCCGATTCAATGAAGTGTGCATGATACCCTTTCTTGCCACCACCACGCTGAAAGAACACACTGCCCCAAAGCATTCTTTTACCTACACCAAACGCTTTGACTTTACTTGTAACTGACTTTCTAAGGTTTCCAGTTTTGCCCTTTGGCGTTCTTCGTCTAACTTCTTTTCTGAACATGGCAGTTGTTCTGGTCATTGCTTTTTTAATGACTTTTCTGCTTACTTTTTGTTCAAACTTTTTTAATGCCCGTTCGACTTCTTCTATACCAGAAATCGAACCAGAACCCAATGACTTGCCTGCACCTAATGATAAATTGGGGCTTTCACCCATTGAACCAAAACCCATTAGTTTGACTCCTCTTTGCATTCAAGAACAAGATGTTCATTGCGTTCCATTCCGTTAATCACAGACACAATGCCAAGCACTTTACTGCCAAACAACAAACGCTTTTTAGGGCTTGCATTTGCCGTGTAACGCATCATGACACGATGGGTGATAATACCCGTCTGCCCTTCACCAACGTCCTGCTCGTTCCCTGAGAGAGGTTCTACCATAGCCCACACAGTTTCATCTGTTGACCAAGAATGCGTTGGTTCACCGTAGGTGTCAACAGAACTACTTTCTGCTTGAATTGAAACACGATGTCTTAACGAAGATGCTCGCATCAAAATACCTCTGGTACTTCGTTTGTTGCAACTAGCATTTGAATACCAAGTGGCAAGTCATTGACTTTTGCAACGCTTGTTGCTTCACGGTTTTCATAATAAGAACCAACAAGCAGGCGAATTGCCAAGCGTATTGATTCTGGTACATCAGTTGTTGCTGTTCCGTATCCTGCTGTGTAAACAACAGTCACCGCATTGGGCTGTGTTCGTATGCTTGGGAAACTCTTGTCATAAGCGAGTACAACGCTTGCAGGTTCAATTTGTGAATCAAGCGTGTAGTTTGAAGAATCCCATGTTTGGCTTGCCCCATCTGTGTCAATGTAACTAATGCTAGTCACTGCAATTGCAGGTGGTCTAGGCAAACGCATTTCAGTTGGAAAACTATCGTAACTCAATGTGATGGTTTGTGTAATAAAAGCCCTGCGCATTAGCACTTCAAGCGTTTGCCTTGCAACGGTGATGTAATTACCAATTAGCGTATCTTCATCACTGCCGTCAATCCTAAGTTGTGTCTTTGCTTCTGCAACTGTCACTGGTTCAATGGCGGGTGCTGTTGTTACTTTGAAACTTTTGTAACTCATTCTTCAACTGCTTGTTCTAGGTCGCTTGGCTTTGAAACTGCACGGCTCTTTTTTGGCTTTGGCTTTTCAAAGTTTACGGGTTGAACTACACCTTTAACAATTAGGTGTTCAGCATAATCTTTATCAAGTTCAACTACTGCACCAACAGAAAAAGAGCGACCATCTTTACCCATGCCGTCTTTCAATACTTCGTATTTCATTATTCAATTTCTCCTGCTACGGTTGGGGCAGGCAAACGCTTGGTTCACCTGCCCCCTGTGTAGCCGTTTAACTAATTGGGATTAACCCATAACTAGACATTTGACTGCTTCGCTTGATGTCAATTTGCCATCAACTCGCAGTTCTGCTTTTAGTCCTACATTTCCTGCCAACGCATAGAGTTCATCAAGTCGTTGGAAATCCATGTATTCACGCCAAGTAACCCAATAGTAACTTAGGTCACCAAACAGAATTGGTTTAAGTCCTGATGTCATTGCTTCACAATCATCATTGATTGCAACTGGTCTGCCCATTAAAGTATCTGGTTGACCTACTGCACCACTTGGTTGCCAAATGTAACCCGCATCACCAATTGTAAGGTTACGAATCGCAGAAGCAGTTGTTGAATTAAAGAGCCATGTACCGTTTGCACGATAGGATTCTTTCAAACTGTAAAAGAGCGTTTGTAATTCTGACCAAGTTACGGCAGTGGCTGAACTTGCGGTTGTTCCTGTATCTGCTCCGTCAGTTACGCCTTCTGGTTTTGAAGAACCATCACCGTTTACAAAAGCCGAATTAAGCAAAACATCGAAAGATTTTGCGTACACACCCGCCAAGAAACTTTGCATATCTACATAACTATCACTTAAAAGTTCCCGTGAAACTTGACAAATCCGAGTTGCCTTCTGCGGTTGGAACTTCAATTGTGTAAAGGTCGTGTCTGCTAAAGTTGCGTCTGCATTTTCAGCAGTCCATGTAGCATCTCCTTGTGCATTAACGACTGGCACGGTTATCTCGCCACCAATAGTCATTTGCGTTGCATACGAAAGGAAGTTATGAGCAGGTGACATTTTTTCAATAATCATATCTTGCAGTTGTGCTTGACCATCATCAAACATTGGTGCAGTGAAACCACCTGCTGTTCCTGTGCCTTCAACCATTACACGAAGTTCTGCATTGTTCAATGCTGTTTTACCTTCACGCATATACTTCCAGAAAGCATCACGATATTCTTTTGACTTAACGCCAGTTGCCCGTGTTTCTGTTTCGCTTGTTTTTGCAACTTCAAGTTCAGCAGTTTTTCCTGCTGATGCTTTTAATGCTCGTTCTTCTTTTTCGATTGCTTCGATTCTGTCGATGTCTTTTTTCAAAGTGTCACTGTCGTTGAGCATTGCATCAACTTGTGACCTTTGTTCAGCATCGAGAACTTCAGCACTATCCATAATTTTGCGAGCATCTGCAATTAGTTTACAGCGTTGCTCACGCATTTCTTTTGACTGTGACATAAGTATGTCCTTCTCTCTGATTGTTTTGTGAAATTGTTACTACGATTCTTGCAACGGCAAGTAATAGCCAACGGGCTGTATTATTATAGTATGCAAAGAAAAATGCAGAATGGGGTAAAGATTTATGTGGGCTTAAAGCACTATAAAGGGCTATATTGAAAAAAAACTACATTTTCATTGAATAAGGGTCTTGCGGTGCGTGAATCGGTCGATATAATAAAAGCATGACAAACGAACAAACAACAAAAGGAAACGAAATGACAACAACAACAAACAAAATTGAAACAGGTAAAGTTTACTACTCAAGAAGCATTGCAGATTACAACTGCATTCACACAGTAGAAGTTACAAGAAGAACAGCAAAAACAGTTTGGTTTATTGCTTACGGAAAAGAAAAGAAAGCAAGAATCAAGCAATCAAAAAACAGTGAAAACTTTATGAGTGGCACATGGTTCTTTTCATCAGAGTATCAAGCACCACAAAACATTAACACACTTAGAGCATAACTAACAACCCCAAAACGAAAGGCATAACGAAATGACAAACACAACAACAACAATTGAAAAGAAATCAGATTTCACAGCAGAAGAACTAGAACGAATTGACAATACAATTGGTTCAGGGTGGAAACTTTATTTGCCAGAAGATTCAATTTATGCTGTTTGGGTTTCGGGTTGCAGGCGTTGTGGTGGAACAGGTATTTACAGCAAGTTTCATGGTGAATGTTACCGATGCACAAAGCAAGGTAGAAACCCAAAAACAAGAGAAGTACGCAAGAAAAGCATTAAGCGTTTAGTGAATCAGATTCTTAAAATTAGAACCGAAACATTAGACCAAAAAATCAAGAGAATTGCCCGTGAGGAAAAAGCAGAAGCAAAGCGAATTGCTAAACTTGAAGCAGAACAAGCACTTATTGAACAACAAACACAGCAACGAATTGCAGAAGAAAAAGCAATGCGTGATGCAGAAGTAAAAGCAGAAGCAGACAAGAAAGAAAAGTTCGATGCTCTATGGAAAAAACTTGACTGCACAAACAGAACAACCGTAACAGGAAAAGTTGTTTACTACGCTTGGAAAGATTCACAATTTGGTGGTGCTTATAAAATAATTGTTGAACTAGAAAACAACATTCGTATTTGGGGAACTTGCCCATCTGAAGTAAGCAAAGAAGATACGGTGCAATTCGACTGCCGTTTATCAAGGTCTGACAAAGATGCTGACTTTGGTTATTTCAGCAGACCAACAAAATGTAAAATACTGCAATAGCAGTTATATCGGGTCTGCATATCACAATAATTCTTGACCAGTAGAGCATTAGTGGGTTGCCTTACACAGAATAAAAACAATGCCAGAAGATATTGTTGTTATCACAAAGAAAGTTCCAAGTTCCATCAATCGCATTTTCGTTTTGTAACTCATTCTTGTTCTGCCAACTTAATTCGTAGGTTCATCGTTATGCGTTCGCCAACTGCATCAAAGTTAGTTTGCTCAACTTCTTTTTCTGCTTGAAACTGTTCCAGTGAACGCTGTGCTAGTTGCACACTCGCAGACGAATATGCGGGCGAAACGACAATAGACACATCGAACAACCTTGCACGGTTAATAGTCCTAATGTTCTTTCCCTCACGAACTTCCCAAGTGTCATCAACATCAAAGAAACCAAATGACATTGAAACCAAGTCATTTCTTTTAAGCAACTCAACAACATCATTACCAAGCGTTGTATTGGGCGGGTCAAGTTCCATTCTTAAACCGTGGTCATCTTCCCACAGTTTCAATGTACCTGCTCCACGCCTACCAAGCAGTTTGTCATCATCGTGGTTAAACAAAGCATGAACTTCATCATCGTTAGAAAGTGATTCTGCAAATGCTCCACGCTCTATCTTTTCAACAAAGCCACCTAAGTCATTTGAAAGAGAATCAAACACAGCAGGATAACCAACAATCTTGGGTGACGTTGTTTCGCCATCTTCGTTTCGTGTTTCAGCAAAGTGCAAATCATTACATAGCCGAACTTCTTTTTCTTCTACATTAACTCGTTCTTCGTTATTCTTTTTCATCTTGTTTACTCCTTTGAATTAGCAATTCAGCACTTTCATAATTTACAAAACTCTTAGCCCAAGCGTTGCAAGTTTCAATTCGTTGTTCTCTGGTTTCTGTTTTTCTCATTGCACCAAGCCATGTGTCTAACAGTTCCGTGCAAACAACTTCTTCATTAACATTTATACTTCTGCAACAGGGTTCTAGTATCTGTGAAACTTTTTGGTTTAATTGCTTGTCGCTTTGAATTAACCAATCGTTCCATTCTTCTTCTGTAACTTTCTCTGCTTTTCTGTTTGAAGCATTACGCACAATTGCAACTGCCCTTCTAACAGAATCAACCAACCAATCGTTGACTTGCTCTTGGTTCATAGCAGGTGCAGGTGCAGTACGTTCTTCTTCAACAACTTCTTCATAACCAACATCAGCAAAGTTAAGTGGTTGGATATACTTGTCACCTTGTTCACCAATGTTGTTGAGGTTTTCTCTAGCACGGATTTCGTTAATGGAAAGCCAACCTGATTCTCTTGCAGTTCGATAAGCAGAATATCTATCAAGCGTGTTACCACGCAATGCTTCTTCTGCTAAGAACTCTGCGTACACAGAACGGTCATCAACACCAATTAACTTTCGGTTTACTTCTTGTTCCCACCTACGCAACCAAGGCATAAGCGTTTGTGAAAGATATTGAATCTGTTGACTTTCAATGTTACTGTAAGTGGCGTGTGATAAATCTTGTACAACATGGGGTGGCATTCTGTACATTCTGCAAATGTCAATGACCGCAAACTGCCTTGCTTCTAGCCACTGACTTTCAGAATGGGGAATTGTCATAGAACTAAACTTTAATCCTTCTTCAAGTATCGCAGTTTTGCCAACGCTCTGACTGCCAGAATACATTTTATTCCAACCTTCACGCAATCTTTTTGAAGCATCTTCTGAAAGTTTTGCAGGGTGTGAAAGAACACCTGATGGTCTACTTGAGTTTGCAAAGAAACTTCCACCACTCTTTTGCATGGCTTGCATATCGCCAATTACATTTTTTGCATATTCAATGGGGCTTAGTCCAAGAATCCCATCATGCCCCATGCCCTTCAAGTGAAAAACATTTTCGCTTGCAATTGTAACACGACCACCATAAGTGTATATCACTTCACCTTCACTAACACTTACCTGCATATTCTCTGGCAAAAGAATCCAAAGACCAATGGGTTGCCCCTGTTGGTTTCTTTCTATTTCGGCAAAAGCATTGCCATACAAAAGAACATGAGAAGTCATTACCTCTTTGAAAGTGAATGGTGACATTTCACCATTGGGTGCAGTGTGCAACATCTTTGCAACTGGGTGGTCAGTAATAGGTTCACGGGTGCTTTCGGAAATGCGTGAATAAATCTTGATGGGTAGCGATGCAACATCTTGGCTTATCGCCTGCACACACGCCCAAACAACTGCTTGGCGTAATGCACTGTCTTGTGTTACTGTTTCGCCTGAATAACTTTCTGCACCCGTAAAAACTGACTTCCACCAAGATGGGTCTTTTAACTGTCCTCTTGTTTCTTTATCTTGTTTACCACTGAACCATGTTAATAATCCCATTTATAGAATCTCCAAATCTCTTGATTCATACACGCTATCTGTTTCTTCAACCGTTAGGTTTGCTACTGCTATTGCATTCAATGTGCCTGCTACGCCATCTATTCTTTCCGTTGAACGCCTCTTACTTATTTTCAAATTGCCTGAAGCATCTTGTTCACACGCTACTACTGAAAAGTTCCATCTCAACACAGGGTGATTACCATGACGAAAACGACCACTGCAAATCATACTTTCCAACTCCTTGCAACTGGGCGATTGGCTACGGTAGCCCTGACCTATGTATGCAACTTCATGCCCATTCTCTTGACACCTTATTGCAAATTGTGTGGCGTTCCATCTGTCACACACCACTGACACTATATTATAGTGTTCTGCAAGTTCGTTTATCTTTATCTGAATTGCTTCGTAGTCCACTACATCACCGCTTGTTGGAATGATTGCGTTGCCACCTTCTTCAGAAGCCCACAATACATAAGGCACATTATCGTCACGCTGTCGCTTCAGCATATTATCTTCTGGTACAAAGAAGAAAGGCAAAACATCATAGCCACCGCCTTCATCTTTAGTTCTAGGGAACACCAAACAAAGTGCAGTTAAGTCCATTGTTGATGAAAGGTCAACGCCTGCAAAACACTTTCTGCCTTTGAGTTCTTCAAGTGAATAGCGTTCTTCACACGATTCATAATCTGCCATGTCAATCCACCTAGACATTTGGGAAGTGGGTTGGTTCAGATAAAGCCGTTTGAAACTGTGTTGATAAGATGGAAGTGCTTTTGCCTTTGCACACTCTTGTTCATAAAACTCCATCTGAACAGTGTGACCAAGTGCAGGGTTCACACGCTTCCAAACTTCTGGGTCATCCCACGCATCATCTTTTTCAGCACCCCACAACGCAGGCAAGAAGTCCATTGCTTCTATCGTGTTCTCTTGAACTTGCTTGGCATAGTTGTGCATATCCAACCACAAAGATGGTGCTGAAGTTCCTGCTGTTGTAATGGATATATTGAGTGGGTTATTTCTTGCACCCTGAGAAGTTACAAGTGCTTCGTGAAACTCTCTTGCATCTGGCTTAGTCCAAATGTGAAGTTCATCGCAGATAATAGTGCTACAGTTCAAGCCGTGTGCTGTGCCTGATTCTGAACTTAACGCTTTCATAACTGAACCAGTTTCTTCAACCACAATTGAGTTCCTGTAAATCTTGCAACGCTTAGAAAGAAACTCATCGTTCAAAACAAAACGCTTTGCGATTCCAAACACGATGCTTGCTTGGTCACGGCTTGATGCAGTGGTTACAATTTCAGCACCGTGTTCATTATCTGATGTTAAACAATACAATCCTAGACCTGCACACAAATGGCTCTTGCCTGTCTTTCGTGGAAGTTCACACAGCACACTGCGGTAACGCCTTGTGCTATCTGGTCGCAACCAACCAAAGATGTTACTTACAATAGAACTTTGGTATGGCAAAAGGTCAAATGGTTTACCCGCCCAAATGCCTTTGTCATGTTTGCAAAACAAACTGAAAAACTTACACGCCCGTTCTGCAACCTCTGTGTCATAAACGCAATCACCCGCTTGGTCATACGGGTTGTACTTTGGCAGAATTAGTTTTGAATCTTGTTTGCTCATGAACTAAAATAATTCATCCGTTCATCTGCTTTCTGTGTTCTTGAATCTGGCACTGTCTGAATCCTTGACCTTGCACTTGGGGTTAGCCCAAACTCGCACAGCATATTCTTAAACTGCAAGCCAAAGTTTCTAACCATCGCAACATACGGTGTTTGTTGAAGGTACTTTGTATCGCCATTGTCATCTTTGATTTCAAATACATCACCGTGTTTATCCAAAAGGTCTTGGCTTCTACGCCAGTTTGCATAGGTTTCACAGAGCAATGACAGGGCTAATTTGTCTTGCAAAGTAAGCACCTTGATGCCTGCAAGCATTGGTGCGAGTTCATCCCAACACGCCTTGGAATTACCCTGCACAAAGTTAGGCATTTCGGGAATACCAACTTCAACTTCTGGTTCGTTTTTGTTTATATCGCCACGCCAACTTCCACGCAATTTAAGTTGTGCAGTTGGTGTTGGCTTTGTTCCTCGTCTACCCATTTTTAATTTCTCCTGAACTGGTTTGAACTGGTTTGGTGAACTGGTTTGGTTTAATCACTTGTAAGTGTATCGGTCAAGTCACCCCTATGCCCAAAACCCGTGTGTTTTTTCTCTTCTC